GAGCGGGAGGAGTAACTATGAGCACTTACTCATTTATTATAATTCTTGTATTTCTCCTGATTAACAGCTTTGGGGATAGCAATGATGATAATTAACGGAAAGGAGGTGACCGCGATGCACTACCGTATCTGCCCAGACTGTGGCGCACACCTGGATCCGAGCGAAATTTGCGACTGCCTGGCCGAAGAAAATGCCGCTGGCGGAGCTGCAACTCCGTCAACGGCTGAGTAAAAAATCCCAAAAACATTATACCACAAAAGGAGGAAAAGTCAATGGATATCACCATCAAAGTTCAGCTTGCGCCGGAAACCATCAACGCGATCAAGCACCTATTGGAAAGCCTGCTGGCCCCGGCTGTGCCAGTGCAGTGCTGCGGTGGCGTACTGGTGGAATCCGACACAGAAACTACCCCTGCCGCCCCGGCTACCCCGGCTACCCCTGCTGCACCTGCCACACCTGCCGCCCCTGCTGCACCTGCTGCACCTGCTGCATCTGCCGCACCTGCTGCATCTGCCGCACCTGCTGCACCTGCTGCACCTGCTGCACCTGCTGCATCTGCCGCACCTGCGTCCGTACCTCTGGCAGCGCCGCCCAAATTCACATTTGACCAACTAGCGCAGGCAGGCGCAAGCCTATGCCAGACCCCCGAAGGGCAGAAGAAGGCGCAAGACGTACTTAAGCAGTTCAACATTCAATCGCTTAAGGACTTGCTGGAACAGCGTTACGGCGAATTCGCCCTGGCGCTGCGGCAAGCGGGGGCGGCGCTATGACGCTGTACCACGACTGCAGGCCCGTCGAGCCACAGTGCCTGTGCAACAGCTGTGTGTACGATAAGTACAGCAGTGATAAAGACACAAAGTGGTGCTGCACTCGTTGTATCGGGAAATGTCCGGTACTGGAGTGCGAAAAATATAAGCCAGAAAGGAAGAATAATGGTGAGTGAAGAAAAACGTGCTCATGCGCTGTTGTCAGCGTCGTCCGCACACATTTGGCTACACTGTCCGCCCTCCGCCCGAATGGCGGAGAGCATGCCGCAGGTGGACACGCCGTGGGCCGCAGAAGGCACACTTGCGCACGAACTTGCAGAATGCAAAGCCCGAAAAAAGTTCTGTCCGCGACCTGGGGATGGCTATGCCGAAAAAATTCGGGAGATCCACGCCGATCCGGCGTATGCCCCGGAGATGGAAAGCTGCACGGATCTGTACGTCCAAGCGATCGATGAGGAGTGCATGCGCTACTCCAGCAGGCCGCTAGTGGTGCTGGAGACCCGCGTGAACTACTGCGGCACTGTGCCGGAAGGATTTGGCACAGCTGACTGCATCATTATCGGCGGAGACACGCTGACTATCATTGACTACAAGCACGGCAAAGGTGTGCCGATATCGGCGATGGACAACCCCCAATTAAAGCTATACGCCATCGGTGCACTCAACCAGTTCAACGCATTTTACGGAGATGCTATTAAGCATATCCGACTAAGAATCGTGCAGCCACGGGTGAGTGACGAATTGAATGATTTTGAACTCACGGTACAAGATCTAATGCAATGGGGCAATTCCGTTGTCGCGCCCGTGGCCAATTTGGCTTACAACGGCGGCGGGGAATGCAACCGTGGCGACTGGTGCCGCTTTTGCAAGGCGAGAGCCATCTGCCGCCAAACGGCGAATAATTATTTAGCGTTGGACGCATTTAGAGCATTTTGCCAAAACGAGATCAATGCACTATCTGATGATGAGATCGGCGATATCCTCACGCGGGCAGCAGGGCTGCAAGCGTGGGTAGCAGCCGTGGAGGCGTACGCGCTGCAAGCATGCCTTGCAGGCAAGCACATCCCCGGGCACAAAGTTGTCGCAGGCCGGGCCGTCCGGACGTGGACGGACCAAGATGCCGCATTTACAGCGCTGCAGGCTGCCGGGGTAGATCAAGCGCTGCTGTACGATCGCAAGCCGTGCGCGCTGACGGAGCTGGAAAAACGCCTGGGCAAGGCAAAATTTAAGGAGTTAGCGGGCCAGTATGTGCACAAGCCCGCTGGAAAACCGATTTTGGCCCCGGCAGACGATCCACGGCCTGAGCTGATGGGCGTATCGGTGATGTTTGGTGATATGAATGGGTAAGCCAAAACTTAGGGTCTGTGCCGAAGAACTTTTCATGCGGGCTTACATAAAAGTGCACGCAGAAGGTTCAGTTCCTGAAACAGACATAATTCTCAGAAACGGTAAATGCACAATACTACTACACCGTGTCGAATTGCAGCAACTTACCAAAACACAGGCGCGTAAAATCGCTAAATTCGGGTGGAAAAACCCAGATAATAATGCAAACATGACAATGCTAATTGGTGAAGTGCAAGCCCAATTAGCAGAGATTGATGCAATACTAGCGAAATACGACGCGCCGCTAAAAACCACACAGAAACATCTACTAAATATTTACGACGCGTTCACTGAAGAATACAACAAAATGAAAAAAACTAAAGGAGACTAAACAATGAACGCTAATACAATTACAATCGGGGAAGTGCGCTTCTCTTACTGCAATTTATTCCAGCCCCGCGCCAATCAGCAAGGGCAGGAGCCAAAATACTCCGTGACGATTTTGGTGCCAAAGTCCAACGCCGCCGCCAAAGCTGCCATTGATGCCGCTATCCAGGCCGCCATTGATGCCGGGGTATCCAAATGCTGGAATGGTGTCCGCCCGCCGCAACCGTCTATCTGTGTCCACGACGGCGACGGCGTACGGCCCAGCGACGGCATGCCTTACGGCGACGAATGCAAAGGCCACTGGGTGTTTACCGCATCGGCGCAGGCAAGTAAGCCCCCCTACGTGGTGGATGCCAATATCCAGCCGATTCTGCAGCAGTCCGAGATCTATTCTGGCATGTACGGGCGGGCGAACGTATCATTTTTCCCATATAATGCATCCGGGAAGAAGGGCATCGGCTGTGGGCTGAACGGGGTGCAAAAGCTTCGGGACGGCGAACCCCTGGGCGGCGGCGTGACTGCAGCAGAAGCTTTCGGATCGCCTGCCGCGGCTGACCCTGCGGCCGGTGGATGGGCCGCACCTGCACCCAACTGGGGCACTCCCGCAGCCCCCGCCGCCGAACCCGGATACACTAATCCCTGGGGCTAAGTTATGGCACATCACTTAAGCATAGACATAGAGACGTACAGCAGCGTGCCAATTGCTAAAGCTGGGGCATATAAATATGCGCAAAGTCCGGATTTCGAGATTTTGCTGCTGGCCTACAGCTACGACGGCGGGCCCGTATATGTGGTAGATCTCACGAAAGATTCTTTACCTGGCCAACTGCAAGAGTGTCTATTCGATGAAAATATCACTAAGCATGCATGGAATGCCGCATTCGAATGGTGGTGCTTAAGTCAATATTTCG